ATAACGACAGAGTCACCCATGCAGTACGCGGCTACACAATGAAGTTCGGCCAAGTGCAGAAGCGCATAGCCGAAAACTCCTGCTTTGTATGGGTTAAGTACGGAGAAACCTTCCGTGACGCAACCATCGCCGAAGCTGCTCAGATGCGCAAAGAACAAGCTAGGCTCCAGGAACCAATCCCCTTTGCTGAACTCCCCGGCCTCATATTCAAGCCTGCTCAGAAGGATCAAGCCCTCACACGCCAAGGATTTGCCCTGCTGAAACAAGCTAACCAGTTCTGCCAAGCACATGCCTGAACCGCAAATAGGTAGAGTTCGCGGACTATACATCGACTTCAAATGCGAATGCAGCTTTCCCGCTCGGGGAGATCGCGTAAGTTCTGGCAAGTCAGTTTATTACGTCTTGCACGCCCGCAGAGTAAAGAGAAGGGTTAAGAATGCCCCAGCCCGAATTCAGATGAGAGTGATCAAGCGGGAAGATTTGCCAGAAGGACTCTCGAGCAAGCTAATTCGCTCAGCTATCAGAGGACACGGAGCCTCACACCTGTTTGAGTTCTCTTGGTATCCCCGAAATCGTAAAACTCAGAGCTTTGAGCAATACATGAGACGCACGGCCAATGCCTAGAGGAATCGTATTCAAGCCTGAGGAATATCTTCCTGAGATCCACGCATGGATTGAATCAGGTAAAACTCTGAGGTCGTATTGCAGGCAAGAAGGCAAGCCTTCATATGGAACGGTTTACGACTGGCTTGAACGCGATGCAGAGCAAAATTCACGCTTCGCGCGTGCGCGTGATTTAGGCGAAGCTCAGATTCTTCAGGAATGCTTGGAAATAGCTGATAACACGCAAATTGGCGAGATCGTCACGAGCAAGCCCGACGGCTCAACTGAAGTCAAATCAGCCGACATGATTGAGCACCGCAAGCTGCGCATCGAGACACGCCTGAAACTGCTGGCGAAGTGGAACCCTAAGAAGTATGGCGAGAAGGTAGAGCATTCCGGCGAAATTGGGTTTAAGCGCGTTGTAGCCGACCTTTAGCCTTAATTGTATTAACCGCGCTCGCTGAGCTAACTTAACAATGTTTGGCGCTCTGAACGGATCTAAACGACTTGCAGACGTTTGAGGATGTTTCGCTCCGCGACCTGATCAAGCCTGAGCCGAAGCAGGACGAGTGCTTCAAGGCGACAGACAAGTTCCGATTCGTGCTCTATGGCGGGGCGGCTGGTGGTGGGAAGTCCTACATGCTGCGCTGGTGGTGTTTACGCCAGCTCATCAAGCGCTACGAAAAGACGGGCATCCCGAATCTGGTTGCCGGCCTGTTCTCGATCGATTACCCCACGCTGCAGGATCGGCAGATCTCGAAGATTGAGCGCGAGTTTCCCGCCTGGCTGGGCCAGACGAAGCGCACAGAAAAAGAAGGTCTTTGCTTTTTCATCCATCCCGACTTTGGTGGTGGGCGAATTGCACTGAGGAATCTGGCAGATGCTAGCTCTTATAAGTCGGCTGAGTTCTGCGATATCGCGGTGGAAGAGCTTACAGAGAACAAGCGCGACGTATTCGAGGATCTGGTTTTATTCCGACTTAGAACTCCTGGAATCGAACGACCCTGCTTTCTGGGCGGAACAAATCCAACAGGCATCGGCCTGCAATGGGTCAAGGCCCTCTGGATCGATCGCAAGTTCCCGCAAGAGCTCCAGCACTTAAAGCACGAGTTCTTTTACGTTCCGGCTCTGCTCGACGACAACAAGTATCTAGGCAAGGATTACCGCGAATCACTCGAAGGCCTGCCGGGCAAGAAGCGCCGTGCTTTACTCGAAGGCGACTGGACAATCCCTGAGGGTCAGTACTTCACCAACTTTGAGCGCAACGAGCGCAAGGTTCACCCCTCAGTCGCAGGCCAGATCGTTCAGCCCTGGTGGAGTCATTGGATCTCGCAGGATTGGGGCTTCAAGCATCACACGCCTGTGCACTGGCATGCAGTCGGCAACGTCCTTCCGGATCAGGCAAAGCTGTTAGGCCGCAACTGGACTGAGCCGAAGCGCTGCGTGTTCACCTATCGCGAACTCGTGCAATCACTTGACGAGTCGGCGCAGTCAGAAAAGCAGTTAGGCGCAAAGATTCGAAGCCTATCTGAAGGCGAAGAGATTCGCAGCTGGATTCTGTCGAAAGATGCATTCGGGCAGAAGACGTCGCAGAACACCGCAGCCCAGATGCTTACGGAAGGCGCAAAGGCGAACTGGAGAGATAAGTTCCCGGGGCCGACGCCTGCCAACATGGACCCCGGCTCACGAGTGGTTGGCTGGCGCTTCATGTACAACCTGATCCAGGATGATGCGTGGTTCATCTCGGAAGCCTGCCCTGAAGCTCTGGACGCAATTCCTGCCCTTGAATACGACAAGGATAAGGGCGGCGAAGATGTGCTCAAGACAGACCACATCTACGACGATATCGGCGATGAGTTGAGATACGGCCTTGTAGACATGCTGGGCACCTCGCAGAAGCCACGCGAAGTTGAGTTGAGAGAGCGTATTCAGGCAGTCGAGAAAACGAACCCAACCGAAGCGCACTTCATGCGGCTCAGGGAAACCGAGCGCAGAGCCAAGGCAAAGCAGCCGCTGAACTATTGGGAGTGAGACGTGACAAAAGAAATCTGGGTGCTGATCAGGACATACCTGAGACGCAAGCAGGCTGAGCAATTCCTTGCTTACAGATGTGCCCGTTCTAAGTGGCTGCAGCTGTACCACCAGGAAGTTGGGGTTTGTGATCCAGATCTGGTGAGCCGAGCGGTCACAGACTTCCGAGCCTTTATGGGCAAAGACAAGCAATGAGCTGGCTTAAACGCAAATTCGAGCGGTTCTGCGCATGGCTGATCGGCCCTCTGCCCTCTGTCGAGATGTACAAGGCGATGGAGAAGAAGCAGAAGGAGCGCCATGACGAGATTCTGACGCTTCTGCATGCGCTGGATATCCAGAAGCAAAACACGCGCCCGATTCGGCAGCAAGTAAGTGTTCAGTACGTCGATTGGGATCAGGTACAACGATTGGCCCTCAAGCAGTTAGAGGATGAGAACAAGGAGAACTGATGGCATTTCCCGCAAAAGACGGCACGATGCACACTAACGCGGATTCGATGCGCACGCGCAATGCGATGTCATCGGCTCCCGAACCGCAGGCTGAAGGCGGCGAGCATGACGCGCAAGGCCTCGACCAGCTCAAGCAGGCCTTTGATGAAGTAATGATGGCGCTCGCATCCGGCCGGAAGCCCGATCCGCAGACCGTCAAAGACCTGATCCAATACTTCAACCAGTTCATTCAGGAAGAAGAGCAGGAAGGCGGCGGAGAAGAGTCCGGCGAGCCGTGGGAAGGTGGGCAATGAGCAGCACGGGCTCTCCCATCGTAGACAACATGATTCAGCCGTTTCGCCGTGGCGTGAAGCGCGTTGAAGACTTTGCCTCGCATCCGATCGATTCGATCCGGGAGATGCTGGGCTCAGCCCCCGCTTCTCAGCCAGCGCAGCATGACCAAGAGATTCAGCGCATGAATCAGGAGATCAATTCGCACCGCAACGATCCCGCGAATGACTCGTTCAAGCCGAAGCTGCTGCCGAGGATGAAGTGAAGACGCAGCACGTCGATCTCGGCAATAAGGGCTCCTTCAACGTCAAGAAGGGCGCTCTGCACGAAATGCTCGGCATACCAGAGGGAAGCAAGATCCCTGCAAGTGACCTTCAACCTAAACCCAGCGATTCCCCATTGCTGCGTAGAAGGAAAGCGTCGGCAAAAGGGTTTCGTGCCATGAAGCACTAGATGATTGATGAAATGATCCGCGCCCTGCATCGCATGGAAGAGCGCCATGAGCGCCATTGCGATTACCAACTTTCCCAACTCAACCTGCTAGCCCTAATCCTCAAGGAGATCAGACATATGGCAACCTCACCCGCAGGCCTCGCAGCACTTACGCAGGCCGTTACTGACCTCACCTCCTCCGTCTCCGCAGCCGTTGCGAAGCTGGCTGACCTTGCCTCGCAGCTTTCCAGCCTAAACTCCGAAGATCCCGCCGTTCAGGATCTCGCCAAGCAGATCGAAGATCAGGTCACCTCACTCAACGCCGCTGTCAATCCAACCGCACCGACTGCCTAAATGGAAGAATTGCTAGACCAAGAGCCGGAAATCGAAACTGGTTCCCGGCTCACTCCTATGCAGTGGCCTCCCGAGGGATACGTCCCCGGCAGATATGCTGCGTGGTATTGCGGAGCCGATGAGAGCGGCGAAGAGAAGATCTTCGGCCCTGATGAGCTCGGCGAATATCAGGAAGTCATCCAGCAGTTGATGGAGAACGTTTCCCGGCAGGATACCGCAGCCCGCAATTGGGAAGTGCTGCAGGCCGAGGAGATGAGACTGTTTCGCCGTGGCTATCAGTTTTTAACTGCGGGGCGCAAGGGCTGGGGCATGTCTGCAGGACAATCGGCTGGCGCAAGTCCTACCGGCGCATCGATCATGCAGTACGGAAACACTGCAAAGCTGTTTCCCTGCAATGTTCTGGGGCAAAGGCACAAGAAGATTACGGCGCTGCTGAGCCGGGAAGTGCCGCCAATGGAGATCACTCCTCTCGAAGAGGATGACCCGATTGACCAGGCAGCAGCCGAAGAGGGCGAGAAGTATCTGGACGCCTTCATTGCTTCGAAAGAGACAAAGAAAGCCGTCAAGACTGCGGCTGGATACTTCTGCACCGATGGCCGCACAGGGTTCCTGACGTACACCGTAGCCGATCAGACGCGCTGGGGCTCGGAAATGCCCGCCCGTCCACAAGCTACCTACGGCATGCCGGAATCGGATGGGATCACGCCAGAGACGGCGTTAGAGCCCGGAACAAGTTCAGAGCAGCCCGCCCGCCGTGAAATCACCCTCGTAGGCGGCAAGCTTGAATGGAAAGTGCCGATCCTCGCAGATGAAGAGTGCGAGATGAACTGGACGCGCTATTCGCATGAAGTTTCCGCGAATACGCTCAAAGCTCGCTATCCGTGGGTGAAAGACAAGATCGTTTCGCAATCGAACGTTTCGGGCACCGACACCATCGATCGGCTGGCAAGAATCAACGTTCGCTTGGCAGTGCAGGCTACAGGTTCAGGTGACTCGCACAAGTCCGATACCACGGAAGCCGTAACGTTCCTTCGCCCTGCCGAGTATGAAGCGATTGAAGATGAAGACGTAAGGAACATCTTCTACGAGACGTTTCCGGACGGCATGGAGATCTGGCACGCAGGCGCACAGTTGGCAATGGTGCGCAACTCGCTCGGTCGAATAGCTGCCGGCAGGGTAGTTTTGTTGAGCCAGAGCGTGAGCCCGGTGTGCACGAACTGCTCCTGGCGCCAAGGATGGCCCACCACGGGACCCTCCCGCTGGACCATCCGCAGCCCGGCCCAGCGTTCCAGACATCGGCCCGCGGCGGCTCCAGCAGCACCG